AGTCAGCCATGTCCTCAAGCTGTTTAACAGTGCTTTCCTCTAGCTGAACATCGTGTACGTCCATAGCCAAGTTTACAGCTTGCATCTCTGGGCCACGGAATAAGAACTTCTCAGTCTCTAGCCCCCTAACAGCCATCTCATAAAGCGCGTTCTGTGCTTCATTGATCTCTGGCAACCAATCTTTTCCCTTGCCGTGAATAGCGTAAGCCTCACACATATTGAGTGCTGCTATGAGAACGTCTATCTGGTCTCTGTTTCCCCGTCCCTGAACAACCTCTGTCAGTGCCGAATGATTCTTGGCCTTCAGGATCACCAAAGCGTCACCAACTTGAGACACTGGTTTTAGACCTGATAGCACCCAATTAACAGCATCCAAACGAATACCTTTAGGCTTATATTTTGATTTTTTTTTCATTTAACTCTATCTTTGTATCGGTTGTATCTCCAGGCTGTTGCTTCTTTGTCTATGCGTTGCCAGATCTGCTCTTTATCAAACTGATTCATCTCATTCCACAAAGCAACTTCCATGTAAGTTCTGCCGCAACCCTTACATTTTTCGTCATAAAGCGTAGTGCAAACAGCAATACATGGGCTGTCTGGTCTCATGGGATAAATCTCCAATCACCACAGCGAGCGCAACGATACGCTGGACGATCTTTGTTGCTTCCTTCTATCCATCTATGTTTACAGGTCATGTGTTCCCCCTTGCTCGGATTCCTTGAGCACAGTTTTCTGCAAAATTCAAAGGGTTGTTGCTGTATTCAACATACCAATCACACACCCTTGCACACGCCTCTCTTTCAGCAAGCACAGCCTTCTGCACCAGCACCTTGATGTTGGCATCAATAGCCTCAAGAACTAGCTTGGCTGCGTCATCAACAGGAATGTCAGGATTGGCCCATATGCCATCTTTAGACAAGCGCAAGACTTCTGTTGCTGGCGTTCCACTGTGAAATTGAATGGTGTTGTTCATTTGTCTTTCCTTGCTGGACAGCTACGTCCTTGGTCACAGTCTTCATTGCATGGTGGGCATTTAGCCTTCAACACTGCAACCTCCCGCCGTGACTCAGCCAGCGCATCGCTCAGGATTTCAACCTGCCTGTTGGTGGCATCGAGTTCGGCTTGCAGGTCAGGTGCTGCCCTCTCATCAGCACGAACAAGGGCAATAAGGCGCTCAAGTTCAGGCGAAACGTATATCACGCCCTCAAAGGACATCAATGGAAAGCCAACTGCTTTGCAAAGCTCTATCGTTGTTTTCATACACCCTCCGCATCTAAAAATTCTTTTTGTCTTTTCTCATCCATATCTGCAAAGGTTTCAAAATGGTTTTCACCACAGCAATGAAAGTAAACCTGTGCATCACCGCAATAGCAGCAGTACGCTTGTGAATCAACAAGCAACTCTTGGCGCAATTCTTCTCTTGTCATACGTTCCCCAATTCAAAGCAGTAATCAGAAAAACCAGCTTGGGCTTCCATCTCTAACTCGTTGATTTGCTCTTTAGACAAGATGCCAGTTACATCAGTGCAGTCAAAATAGACAGCCTGAAATGATGTTGTCCAATCAATCCCGTCCTCATCAAGGATTTCTTCAATGTTGAGGACAACAGTGACAATGCCACCGTTCAAAGTTGTGCTGTATTCAAATTCGGTCATAACATTCCTTGGTTAATGAGTCTTCATTGTGATGGTGAAAACTAGCTTTGTGAATCAGTAAAAACCCTAATAGGGTTTAGGAACATCATCAGGCCATAAGCCAAGCTCTTTAAGTTTTATGTAAGTCCTTACATGAGCAATGTGCCACTTCTCTTTGCGATCTTCTTTTGGCAAATCTTTGCCTTGGTCGATCATCATGTGGCATGAATAACAAAGACTTGCGATCAAATCATCACTTGCTTTTATGCCCATGCCCTTGCCGCCACCCCAGTTTTTGTGTGCAGCAACCACAGTCCCGTCATCTGCCCCACAGTGCTGGCAAGGTATCTTTCTGGCGTTCTCCAGAAGTTTCTTGTTTCGGACGTAGTTATGCTTTGGAAACATCATTTGATTCCCCAATACTTGTAGGCGACCACTTAACCTCACGCTCATCACCAAAGGCATGAGCCATTGTTATCAGGTCTGTCATCTCTTGCTTTGTCATCTTGCTGGTTGACGAACCCAAAACAACAAAGCCACCATCAATGCCTGGAATAGCTCTTTGCTTTTTTAGGCCAGCAGTTAACAAGTCTTTGTATTCTTCTTTTGTCAGCTTCTCGCCATGCCAATCCAATGATTTAGACAAATCAGTCAGCACAGACCACATCAAGGCGTTTTGCTCTTGGCTGCGCTTTTCCTGTTCAATCGTCAGCACCAGCTTGTTACCAGCCTGCAAGTAAGGCTTGGCCTTTTGCCAAACATCCTTCAGGACAGTGTGCGCTTGTTGTGCGTTATACAGAGTGACTTTCACTTTTTACCTTTGTAATTGCATAAGCCCAAAAAGCACCACCGGCAACTTTTGCTACAAATTGCATTGCAACAATTTGAGGAATCAAAACACCAAACGCCAATGTTGGAAACACAACACTGTCCACAGCAGCACCAGCAATGTTGCTTCCATTGGCTCGTTTAATCCATGATCCAGTAAGTTTTGCAAACACAGCCCAATCAACCACAGATGCAGCAGTAAATGACACAGCAGACGCAATTGCAATCATTCCAGCAGCAGGGTTTAACAAATATGTCAGCAAACCAGTGCCAACAATTAAACAGCCCATCTGCCATGCTTTTAACTTTTGGTGCAACAAGTCACGCAAAGCCAAGTCAAGACCAATAAACAAAAATGAGTTTATTGGCGACACCCAAGGGCCAAAATGTGAAATAGACAAGTTTGCGGCAGTCATTGCTAGTGCGTAAACACCGATTGCAATTTTCATATCAATGTTTCCTGAATTGGTTGCGTAATCCATTTTTGAGCAGCGTTGTGAGATTCAATCCTTTGTCTCATAACCATTGCTCTTGCTTCTTTTGTTGGTGGTGGGTAATTTCCGTTCTTCCAGTTGTTATCAATTCCTATGTTTCGACCAATGTTTGTGCTGTCAGCTGACGCAAACGGCAACTTTGTAAACACTTCAGGGTCAAGCATACGCAAGCCATGCAACTTACAAACTGGATACCCATCAGGGCAAACAGCGTTCATTGCTTCTGCCATTCGTCCCCACCATAAAGAATTTCCAATTTCTGCAAATTGACCAGATGAGCCAATGCAAACACGGTGGAAAGTCCGAGCCAGCCATGTTAATCGAGTGATTGATTCGTGCATATGCCAAACAGGTGCGCCAAAGAAGTTACCCAAAGGCCAAGCACGAACAAGAGCGTTGTTATCGTCTTCAGATCCATCAATCACATCAGGAATAACAGCAAAGTCGCAGTTTGGCATCTTCTTGCACATTAGCGCCCACTCATAAAACTCTGTCCAGTTTGTTCTTGGGTTGCCACTTTTCCATGCACTAAAAGCACCGTTATCAACAGCAAAGGATTGACAGACTTCAGCAGCAACACCTAATTGGTCTGGATGCTGAAAAGAAACAAAGCCATGACCAGCTTGCACAGCAGAGACAGCAGCAGTTGCTGGCGTGATAGGCATACCGTGATAGTGAATCATGCTTTGCCAATCATGCGTAAAGCGTCTTCAGGGCTTTCAATGCGGTGCAAGCCACCACCTATCCAATTTCCAAAAAAGTCTTGTTGTAGGCGCGTTAAAGCCTTTTTAGACCCATCCTTGACTTCCACCAAGTATGTTTGACCACCAAACCCGACAAGCAGGTCAACAGGTAGGCCAATGATCCAGACGTAAGCACCAGCCTCACGCAATGCTTTGACAATCTCTTGCTGGTTAGCATCAACCCTTGCTGCGTATCTCATTCAAGTTCACCACTTTGTAATTTCTTCATAAACTCACGAATCCTTTCAACAGAACCTGATCCATATCGGCGCTCTAGCCACTCAATGCGAACAGGCGTTAAGACCTTTTGCTTTGTTGACTCCCAAGTCCTAAAAAGAACTCTGGCTTCACCAAGTTCAATCATGTATCTGTCACTGTGATTAGATTGTGGTTTCTGGTTGTATGCCATAGGTACTTACCCCAAGTCACCTGTTAGCCTCAGTGCTTGGTCAATGATGTGTTGCGGATAAGAAACACCTTCACGCACCTTGTCCAAGATTTGCATTGCTTGATAGTGGGACATTTATTAAAACTTTCAAAAAAACAATAACGCTTGTGTTTGAACCTCAGCTCCAGCGTCATATCGCTTGCTTTCGCCTTTTGGATATGGCTCAACAGCGTAACGAATCTGGTTTTTTAATGTTTTGTTTTTTCCAGTTACAAAAATATAACGATGCTTTCTTGCTCTGTCTTGCAAATAAAAATCATCTCCAAACTTTTCCCGCATGAATTTAGATCTTGACCCATCGCAGCCACGGCTGATATCGGCAATGGTTTGACCGTGTAGATGCTCCATGCCTTTAATCTTCCAATCGGTACGCTTGGCGCTTAAACCCGTATAAATGAAGTTGCAAGCCTGATAGACGTAACCAACGTGTTCTTGTTCTGTATCGGCATAGCTCACCACAATAGATGGTTTAGGCAGCATTTGAAGACTTCTTCCGACCAACATAGATGCTGCATTTTTGGTCTTTGTGTCCAAACATAAGCGGTTTAATTCCAGCACATATTTGGCGTTTTCTGGGCCAGCTATACCGTCCCGCAATGGTGCGGCTGAAGGTGTTCCATAGGTGCAAACTCCCACCAGCCTTCCATCATCAAACAATCCAAAAGCATAGCTAATTGATGGCATACGCTTTGCATAGTGTTTTTTAAGAAGCCAAGGCTCTGCTTCATAGCTTTGAATTGGAAGAACTTTCATACCTTCCTCAAGACTTGATTGATCTGCTGGCGAATGTGGTCAGGCATAGGAGCAGCTTTCTGTCTGTCAGCCTCAATCTTGAGCAGCACAGGGTCAGGGCCAGAGTGTTGGGCAGGGACTGTTGTTCTGGCAATGTCAGCGGCTTGTTGGGCAAAGGATTGTTTTGGTGCTGACTGTCGGCGTACCCAATTTCGCCATGTTGGTGTCCAAGCTAATTTCACACCCTTTTGCCCTGGTTGTGCTGTCCAGTAATCCAAGAATTCAGCAAAAACCTTTTGTGGATTCAAATCAGGACGTTCTTGTTTACAAAAAGAAATCCATTCTTCATCCAAAAGAAAGTCCACTGGCAAGCGCGAACCGCGATTGCTTATCTGCCTCTTTTCTGTCTTTGTCTCTCTCTCTGTCTCTCCCTCTCTCTCTGTCTCTGGGATAGCATCTTGATAGCACTCTGCTAGCACTCCACTAGCAACAACAAAAAAACCTTTATCAATCAACGGCTTAACACCATCTTGATAGTCTTTTGGCGTGATGTGCAATCGAAACACAAGCTCATCCAGTGAGCCATCAAAAGTGCCGTCTTTTGACTCTGATGCTAGCAACCAGAGCAAAGGTGCAAGCGCCTTGCTAGCAAGTGGCAAGCACATAAACACACGGTCATTTAGTAAGTCACGATGGAGTTTTATCCACGGTGGGCAGCGGTCTTTGTAATGTTGAAAGACGCCCCAATTCTTTGGCTGTAAAAGCATAAGTTTTCCATTCGCTGTCCTTCACTGAAAGAAACTACGGCAGGCGGGAAGGCTCGCTTTTCGATACGCTCATGACTTCGTATCTATCCGTGTCTCAGATAACTATATCACTTCTTTGGTGGCTTGCCAAAGTATTGTTTCGTTCCGTCACCCTTATCTTTTTTAACGATTGTCCACAGGTGATCTCTAACCAATCGAGCCATCTTGCTGTGCGGTGATGTTGTTGGCAGGTAACGTGCTATCTCAGCCGCCGTAGCCCCTTCTGGTCGTGCCAGCAGTTGCTTTAAACGGGGTATTTGACCCGCTGGTTTTTTGGTGAACATTGTTAACATGGTTTAGCCTTTCTTTGGGGAACGTGAAAAAACTTGTTTCTTGGGGGTTGCATGGCCTACGTGCCAAAAGTTGCAATGAGGACACTTGTAAGCCTCCATAGGGCTATCCCTACGGCGACCAACAATGACCAAAGCCATGTCTCTGGTAGGCAGCTTGTCCTTGCCTTGGCATTGGCTTAGTGCGTCTGTCTTGTATGTCATGCTCTTGAATATGCAATCATTTGCACTGTTGAGTTGTAGTTGTTGGGCTTGCCTTTGTTGATTGAGTTGGCAATCTCTGCTTTGTTAAACAGACCCTTGGTTAGCGTAATGTCAAAAGCATTGCCACGGCTTTTAGGTGTTCCATCTTCCCACTGAGAGTCAGAAACAAATCGTCGTTCAGGCGTGCTTTGAAGTGACTTGCCTGTCAGGTTAAAGTAGAAGTTCAGCTTCTGCGTCATGCCAAGTCGAACAGTCTTAGCAATGGTGATGTAACCATCTTTAAGAAGTTCGTTCTTGACCAGTGCTGGCGAAATGTCAAACTTGCCAACCATCCTGTTTGCAATCCTTCGATGTGGAGAGTTGTCTTTTTTTACTTGCTCAAGGTAAAACTGTTTAGCGGCTAATTTGCTCAATGTAGATCCTCTTGTTAAAAAGTTGTTCCAAGCTGGCGACCAGGAGAGCCTTGGTAGCGGCCTCCACATCTTCAGGCTGTGTGTACTGCACAACCAGCGAGGTTGCATAGTCTAGCAACGGCTGGATGGACAGGACTTCATGTTGTTCATGTGTGTTCATGCCGGAAAGATTACATGAAAAAAAAGTTGCACGCATCAGTAAAAACCCTTAGAATTTTTACATCGCTTGGAGGCGATAATTCAATCTAGCAAGCCCAAGAAGGCAGTCTGCATGGTGCTAGCCATGTCCTCCAACATCGTAAGATGAGACTGTCCTCTTGGGCTTTTTTTTGGCTTGGAGGCCATATGCTGACTCAAGAAGTGCTGTTGGAAAATTTTAGGTATGACGAAACAACTGGAAACCTTTATTGGAAGGTTAAAAGATCCTACACAACAGATTTGTCAAAACCAATTTGTGCAAAAGATAGGTATGGATACATTGTTGTCTGCACAAAATTATCTGGAAAAGTAAAAAATTATGGAGTCCATAGATTGATATGGATGATGGTCTACGGCTTTACTCCAAAAAACATAGATCACATAGATGGCAATAGGACTAACAATAAAATTTTAAATCTTAGAGATGTGACTCATCAACAAAACATGATGAATAGAAAAAAAAGAGCTGACTCAAAAAGTGCTTACAAAGGAATATACAAAGTCAAAAACTCTTGGATTGCAGAAATTTGGTTTGAAAAAAAGCGCCACTATCTTGGATCATTTAAAAGCGAACATGACGCGGGACTTGCTTATCAAGAAGCGGCAAAAAAAATTTACGGAAATTTTGCAAGAACCTAGGGAAAGTACCTAGATACAAACATGGTTTTCGGTTTAACAATAGAGGCTCAACACAACCAAAGGAATGATATGAAAATCACTTTATCCCGTCAGGAAATCGAGAAGATCTTGCTTGACTATGCCAACAACTTGGTTGAGGGCTACGGCTTCAATGAAGTTGTCGGAGGCTCTTACCGCGACATTCCCTCAAGCGTTGACTTGGTTAAGGTCGAGCCAAAGGAGCAAGAATGAACACAGCGTACCTCACACGGGTACGCAGCCTGTACTGCGTAGCTGGTGTACCAACACACATTCAGCGCCACAACTGCCGCCAGTGGATCAAGTCAATTCGCTTCCTGGGTGACAAGTGGCTCTTGGCTAAACAAGTAGG